AGCTTAAAAAAAACAGATTCTATATTAGAAATGGAAACTGATATTGGTAATCCTATTGAGTATAGCCCAAACCTTGATCCTTTAATTCAGGAGAAGAATGAAGATAATAAGGATGAAATGATTCAAGATCAACCATATTATTTTCATCCAAGTGAAATGAATTACCCGCAACCCCCTCCTCAACCTGGAAAATTCGACCCTTTTACTGATATTGATAAATCTACATGGATTATTGCATTTGCAGTATTTCTTTTAGGATTTTTTATGGGAAAGACGATGCAACCTGTCATACTCAGGTACACCTAATCACTTACTTAACTCTATTATACGAGTTGAAAGTTTCGTGTCAGTATCCTCGTACATGTCATTATTTACACCCTTTTGCGGATATCCACTTAACCAGTGAGTATCCGGAACAGTTGAATAAGAAACAAAGCTACCTATGTCACCATATCTAGGGGGAATTCCATCTCGCCCAAAAAGAATGGGACCCCTATGTGTATCCTCTATAAATCCATCTAAATTTGAATCCTCCTCTGTGTCGGTATCGACCGCCACTGAATCTGTTTTGTTTTTTAAATTGTAATTTGGTTTAAAAAACAAAATAAAGAAAGCCCCGACTAACAATATTGTTAGAATTATACGAAGCATTTTTATTTACTGTATATGAATATTATTTATGTAGAAGAGACCTCGGGCTCTCCTTCCTCTGTAATCTCCCCCATCTTACCATCCGTAGATGCCGCTTCATCTACACGGTCTTTCTGACGCTGTTTCATTTCCTGTGAGACAATGTCGTCAGCCTCCTTTACAAGCTCATCCATGGGAGTGTCAGGCTTTTCCTTCTTGAGCCGTTCGAGAACGTCCGCTGGGTGAGAGATAGGAGCCTCATCGGGCTTGTTGTAAAACTGAGAATTTTCATCACCGGGTAGAAATTTCCCTCCATTATCCATCATACCCTGCTTACGTTCCTGGAACATACGGGCAGCTTGAGACTGATTCTCCTTATATCCAGACATGATTTCCTCAAGCTTCTCATTTGTATAATGAACGTCTTCAATCTTAGAAGAGTCAGGGGGGATCAGTAGCCATTTATAGAGATCTACGACGTAAATATCAAACGTAGGATCCTCTTTCTGAAGACGCTTAGCGTGATTAGCTGCCTCGTCGCGGGTAGCAAACGCACCACGGATCTTAATACCAAACTTATCATTTCTTTGTGGAGCTTCAGGTCCAATAATGGAGAGGCACGCGAAAGCCTGACCAGGTACAGTGGTGTAATCTGATTCGAGAGACATTATATTTATGTGATGGCTTAAAACTTTAAGCTACTATCTATGTAAATGCACGACTACTGGGATAAACAACCTGTGTCTCGTGAAGGGACTACACCCGGTGAAATAGATACTGAACGCGACGTATCAAAAAAGACTACAAAACTTCCAGATAGTTTCGTGTGGTCATCCTGTGGTATTAAAGAAGCATATGAGTTTTTAAGAGAGTATTATGTTGAAAATGGTAGATTCAAATTATGTTATACAAAAGACGTTCTTAAATGGTCAATAAATGATAGTATAGCCATTCGTAAAAAAGATACAAATCAACTTGTTGGCTATATTACGAGTATGCCTGTAAATTCACGAATCGAAAATGAAGATATCAAGATGACACAGATAGACTATTTATGTGTACACCCATCATATAGAACTTTTGGACTTGCACCGCTTTTAATAACAGAAATTAAAAGACGAGCAAATAAGAAAGATATTTGGCAAGCTATTTATACTGCACAAACTAAAATACCAACACCTATAACTAAATCATGTTACTGGCATAGATTTTTAGATGTACAACACTTGGTAAAAATTGGGTTTCATCAGACAAATCGTATCCGTGAAAAATTTTATGAAATTCGTGGACCATGTAAACATTTATGGCGAAAAATGACATTAGATGATATACCTAAAGTAACTCAACTTCTACAAGAATATTCTAAAAATTTTAAAATTACCCCTATATTTGATGAACAATATGTGAAACGAACATTATTACCTATACATTCTTACGTAAATGACACAAGTGACGATTTCATTTCGTTTTACGAAATTCCTTATGAACGATCAGATAATTCTGGTACAGTTAGACAGGTTTATAGATATTTAATGGTTGGAGATGTTTACAATGACGCCTTTCTTATCGCTAAAAATTTAGGGTATCATGTCTTCAATAGCGCTGAAGCTGGTGTAGAAGTGAAAACACTCGAAAAACATAAATTTATGAAAGGGTCTGGTTTTGTTTACTACTATTTGTTTAATTGGCACCTTAGTGAAGCGATCAAACCTAAAGAAATAAACCTTATTATTCCATAATATGAAATGGAAGTAATTCGTAAAAATCACAATGATGCTAAAAGAAATCTTATCCAGTCCGTTTCAAAAGAAGGTGAACACATTCTTGATGTAGGGTGTGGTTTCGGTGGAGATCTTCAAAAATGGCACAAGTGTGGGGTGAACATTAACATGTGTGACCCAGAGCCATCAGCCCTAGAAGAGGCTCGTTCACGTGCAAAAAATATGCATATGCGCGTAAACTTTTATGAGGGTGATATTCATAACTGTCCAAACAGAGCGTTTAATATCGTGTGTTTTAACTTTTCACTGCATTATATTTTTGCCAGTAAAGGTTTATTTTTCAGTTCTATTCGTGAAATAAAAAAGAGGGTAAAACCTGGTGGACTTCTTATAGGTATCATTCCAGACTCTGAAAAAATTATTTTTAAAACACCACTCATTGATGAAACTGGTAATTTTTTCAAACTAAAAGACCATGGAAATGGTGGTTTTGGTGAAAAATTATTTGTAAACCTAGTCGACACACCTTATTATGCGGATGGACCAAAATCAGAGCCTGTGGCTTTCAAAGACTTGTTGATCACACATTTAGAAGAATTGGGATTTAGTTTAGAACTTTGGGAGGGTCTCACCGGAAATCCCATCTCAGAGTTGTATAGTAAATTTATCTTTGTATATAAGAGATGATAGCTTTGATTATATTATTGTTAATCAATTTAGTTATTCTTTACACGACTAAAGAACCCCAGGAGCTTGTCGAAGTAAAGGAGAAGTATCGTATTCTTAGAGAGCACATTCGGGACACAGGAAATGAAAAGTTTAAAATGCTTGTTCATGGTTCACCTATAGTCGGTTTGAAGAAAATGAAAGGTTCTGTCGGGTCTAATACGAACAAGGGGGGTGTAATAGTTTTATGTTTGGATGGAGAAGCAAATGAGATTTTTCATGTACTTTTACATGAGTTGGCTCACTCAACAGTTGAGGAATATTCTCATTCACCGGAGTTCTGGAAAAATTACGTTGAACTTCGAGATATATGCGTACATATAGGCATTTACAAACAAATACCAGAAAGAACAGAATTTTGTGGTCAGCATATTCAGGATAAATAATCTTACTCTAGTTTAAATGAAGACACCGGTGAACATTTTACTCACAGCTATCATGTACTGGTTAGTATTATATGGTACTACCCTAGTACCCCTCATATCTAAGAACTATTACTTCAATCTTATTTGGATGACAGTCATGTTACCAAATATCATGCGTTTTGCGATTGGTAATATTCCTCGACTCGCTGTAGACAGGATATTCTTCTTATCGTCTACATTCATTGCGTTAGTTGCTACTTTCTTTATCAACCAAATTTCTAAAGAGACTAAGGATGCTATTACTAACCATACAGTTGACACTAACGAGAAGCTTAAATTGAGCGCCTTGTTAGCGGGGACATTCACTTTTGGTGTACTCGCAACGTATTATTCGGGTATTGATAACTCGATTTATAGTAATATGGGTTGGGAACGACCTGTTTAGGGCTTAATGACATAGTCCTTTACAATGTAAAAAGCTATACCAGCTACGACACCTGTCGTGGCAAGGCCAACCATACTCCTACCCCCTTGTTCGTTAAGGAACTTGGGGATAGAAGTCGCCAACTTGTCCTGAATAGGCTTGCTCACGGCAAGAGCGGTGCAGGCAGCAACTAGGGCAGCAGCCATCTGCTCGTCGGTGAGGTTTAGGGGATTCTTGCTTTCTGGCTTCTCAGCCTGTTGTGTGTGCATTCCCTGGGGTTGGGGAGCGGTCATCTGGGACATCACACCCTGCATGCGCGGCTCCTCGGTCATCTGGGGTGGCTCCATCATAATATCATTAATTGGTGTAGAATCCATCGTCTCTTTACTTTGACTCACATTTTTTTCGGGTTGATTGTACGCTTGATTAGGAACAAAGGATGTAGAGGGTTTATCCGTTATAGGTACCATTCCTTCCCCGTCGTCTGCCAAATTCATGGTAGTCATTCGATCTGAAGCCATTTAATATACCCATAGTTTTTTGAACAATTATCGAGACGCACCTACTTAGTCTTTGTGATCTTGAGGTTTGTTTTCTTAGTCGCCTTCTTAGCATCATCCTCCTTCTGCTGCTGATGTTTGGGATTGTACATCTTCTGGTGTAATCTCCATAAATCTGGACCACCAACCCTGAAACCCTTCCTAACCGTTGCTTTATACCAAAATACACAATCCTGAATCCTGTTAGATTTTACCGTATTATCTAACACGAGACATTCATAGTTCTCTGTACAGGCATCCATCACCTTACAGAACATGTCAAATGAGGGGAATATACCAAAAAAGGATTTGTAAAGTTTCTCTCTATTTTGAATGATGTTCTCCCTGAGGATAAACACGTAATCCACATTGGCTCGTAGTGCTGGTGGTAAGTCCATCACATATTGCATTGTCAACATAAAGAAGATCTTCCAATGACGACCGTTCATAAAACACTGTCTGATACATGTGTCTTTTAGAAACTTTGAGTCATACATACAGTCATCCAGAAGCATGAAGGCTCCACAATTTTTCTTACCCGCACCCACTAATTTACGTTGTCGAGCCATAACCCTTTCTATAGCATCTCTGTCATAGTCGCCATAGACAAACAAGTCAGGGATAAACTCGGAGTAAAAATGATTACCCTCTTCTGTTCCTGAGAGTACAATACCCGCTGGGAGGTGTTTCTTATGATACATGATATCTTTCACCAGTGTTGATTTACCAGTGTTACGCTTACCTATGAAAACACACACCCTGTCATCTGTGATCGTCTCGGGTTTGAATTTCCTCAATTGAAGATTCATTCTATTGTACTGTCTCGTTTTATTTAACAAAATTTTACTCATATACAGTAGGAATGGCTGGTCGTCTGAGACTTGCTGCCACTGGGGTCCAAGATGAATGGCTCACAGGTGAACCACAGTTTTCATACTTTTTAACAAACTTCAAAAGACATTCAAAATTTGCTTTTGATTATGTTGAGAGTCAATTTGATGGAGATATAGATTTCGGTAATACCATTACATGTAGAGTACCTGGGGATAAAGGTGATTTGGTTAAGAACCTTACGTTGAAAATAACTCTCAAAGACCCATTACCTGATGACCCTGGGGGGTTTGGAAACGTCAATATATGGTGTCCGTCTGTTATAACTCATCTAATCGAGCATGCAGACCTTCTTATAGGGGGACAACCTATTGAACGACTCACAGGAGAGTACATTTACATGCATCAACAACTTTACAATACAAGTGATGATGTAGACCAGACAATATACTTTTTAACTGGACATGGTAATATTTTGAGTTATGCTTCCGGAACGAATTACACCTATTTCTTAGAACTTCCATTCTATTTTTATAGAAATCCATCCCTAGCTATACCAACATGTGCCCTAACTAAACAAGTTGTAGAAGTTAGAATTAAACTCAGACCTCTTCCTGAACTTATATTTGGTGGTCCTCTAGGGGATGAAATTGCTTCAATTCCCAAGTTCTCGATGGATACTGAGTTTGTCTATGTATCCCCAGATGAAAGTAATTTCTTAAAATCGAGACCGTTAGATTATCTCATTACACAGGTACAAATGTCTAAATTCAAGATGAAAGCTGGTGAGAATACAAAATCAGTCATGCTCAATTTCAAACATCCAGTCAAAGAACTTTTCTTCGTATCACAATCTGATGTTTCTTTTCAAAACAATTTCCCAAATGAATATAATACGATTACAAATGCCGAACTGCGTTTCAATAATGAGGTAGTGTTCAACCAAAATACAAAATTTCTTGCATACGAACAACCTCTAAAACACCATATAAATTCACCATACTCTGGT